AACAGCATAACGACAACACGTTGATCCTTGACGAAATCGGACAAATGGACGCGGGAGACGCTGGCAACGCGGCGTACATGCTGGCAGACGGCATGGGCAAGACACGCGGCAAGGGGGCCGGGGGCTTACGCCCTAAGCCCACCTGGCGAATTATTGGACTGAGTAGCGGCGAGCTGACCCTTGCTCAACACATGGAAACCGTGGGCAAGAAAATGAAGGGCGGGCAAGAGGTACGCATGATCCCGATACCCACCGAAGTAAAGGAAGGTTCTGCCCTGGAGACATTCCACGAGTTTGCAAGCGGGCACGAGCTATCGAGCTTTGTGCAACACAACGCGGCACGGACTTACGGCACCGTGGGCCGCGCCTGGCTTGAATATCTGGTTGCCCACACTGACGGCTTAGGGGCTGCGCTGCGTGAGCGTATGGACGCGATAGAGGCCCACATCGTGCCCGCTGGTGCATCGGGTCAAGTCAAGCGGGGCGGGCGGCGCTTTGCCCTGATTGCAGCCGCTGGCGAGATGGCCACGGCGGCGGGCCTGACTGCCTGGCCAGTGGGCGAAGCGACCAGGGCGGCACACGCTTGCTTTGATGCCTGGCTGAAGTTGCGCGGTGGGGCTGGCAGTAGCGAGAAAGCCAACATGCTGCGGCAAGTGCGTGCCTTCCTGGAGACGCATGGCGATGGCCGCTTTGCCATGTGGCACCGTGCCGCTGACGACCACGCAGCCAAGACCCTGCACCGGGCCGGGGTGCGGCGCATGTTGAATGAGGATGGCGAACCCATCAAGACCAACAGCCAACACGGTGCAGAGTTCGGCGAACGGATGCCCGCTGCATTGGGTGAGGGCGTGAGCTTTGAGTACTTTGTTTTGGCGGAGACATTCAAGGCAGAGGTATGCAAAGGGTTTGATGTGCAAGCCGTGTGCGCTGTGCTGGCGGAGCATGGTGCCTTGACCGTCAAAGAGCCGGGCCGCTACAGCATCAAGACCAAGTTACCAGGCATAGGGCCTGCACGGTGCTACCTGATCCCGCCTACGATCTTTGATCTTGATGTTTGAAACAAAGTTACACGATTGGGCCGCGCTGGGGGGCGGTGTGGGTACAGTTCCTTTGCGCTGCAAATGGGGTGTGCAACGTGCCCCAGATACCAAGGTAAGGCAGGGGCTGGACTTCCACGCACCTACTCGGTGTGAGTTGTCCCCTGTGTCCCCTACAAGGTCAAAGCACCGGGGACCGCGCAAACCCGCATGGATATTGGCTGTCCCCTGTGTCCCCTGTGTCCCCTACAGAAAAACGGGTTGCCCGAAGTCGTGTCGGATCGTTCTCAATATATTTTGTTGCCGGGTTACACGTTTCGATGGTCAAAGAACCCCAGCCCTACCCCCCCCCATCAAGGTACTTCCCCAACATTTTCTGATGCGGGTAATTCGGACCGCCCACTTTTGCTAGATGGTGATGTTTTTGAATAGGTGAACAGAGAACGAAACCCACAGAACAGCCGAGAACACAGGACCAATATGACCCTTCATGTAGCCAAAAAAATTGTCCAGCAACGCACCGATGCGCTGCTGCCTTACGCCCGCAACAGCCGCACCCACTCGGAGGAGCAGGTCTACCAGATCGCGCAGAGCATCCAGGAGTTTGGTTTTACCAACCCGGTGCTGGTGGACGCGGACAACAACATCGTGGCGGGCCATGGGCGGGTGATGGCGGCCAAGCAGCTGGGCCTGCAGGACGTGCCTACCATCAACGTGGGATGGATGACGGAGCAGCAGCGCCGCGCCTACGTGATCGCGGACAACCAGCTCGCCCTCAATGCCGGGTGGGACGACTCGGTGCTCGCGCAGGAGGTGGCCTGGCTGCAGGACCAAAACTTCAACACCAGCCTGCTGGGTTTTGACGCGGACTTCCTGGACGGCCTGCTGGCCGAGGAAGCCGCAACCGGCGACGGCCTGACCGACCAGGACGATGCGCCCGCCGTGCAGGCCACGCCGATCACCCGCATGGGCGACGTATGGGTCATGGGAAAGCACCGGCTGCTGTGCGGCGACAGCACCAGCGCTGCGGCCATTAATAACCTCACGCTGGGGGGGGGTATTGATATGGTTTTTACTGATCCACCCTATGGCGTCAGCATCGTAAACACCAAGTCACAGAGCAAGGTCGGCGGCGGCGGCGAAGTTAAGTTTGGCAAGGTCGGCGGCGGCGCCGAAGTTAAGTTTGGCAAGGTCGGCGGCGGCGTAGTCGATGCAAAGGACTACGCAGAAATAATTGGTGACGACACAACAGACACAGCGCGGGAGTTTTATAGAACATGCATTGCATGTGGATTTAAGAATTTCATCATTTGGGGTGGTAACTACTTTACGGATTTTCTGCATCCATCCCCGTGCTGGGTCGTGTGGGACAAACAAAATTCTGGAAACTTTGCTGACGTTGAATTGGCGTGGTGTTCCTCAAAAAAGGCTGCAAAACTTTACACATTCACATGGAATGGGATGAGTCGAAGCGGTAACCGAAAGGACGAGCTGAAGACCCGCGTGCACCCAACACAAAAGCCAGTTGGACTATTTGAGGAAATATTTAGGGACTTCGAATTTGAGACTTGCTTCGATGGGTTCATTGGCTCAGGATCAACGCTCATTGCATGCGAAAAAGTCGGTCGCACATGCTACGGCATAGAGCTATCAGCCAACTACTGCGACGTTATCGTCCGTCGCTGGCAAGCCTTCACCGGCAAGCGCGCAGTCCTTGAATCCACCGGCGAGCCGTTCCCAGTTGCAGAGACTGATGAGGCCGCATGACCACTGAGAGCCTGCGTGCCTTTGCCGCCCGCAAGGGAAATGCCGTGAGCTACTGGCACAAGCAAAAAGAGCTTGGCCGCCTTGTGATGGTGGACGTAAACGGAAAACCTATGGTGGATGTGGAGCGCAGCGAGGCACTGATCGCCGCCACTGCTGACCCAGCCAAATCCCACATGGCCAGCGTCAATGAAGACCAGCGAGCCATGCACCGTGGAGCTGTCCCGCCATCACCGCTGCCACAGGAAGACGCATTCCGAAGCAATCCCACCGACACAAAAAATGCAACATACATGCAGGCAAAAACGGCCCGCCAGGTGTATGAGGCAAAGAAATCCCAACTTGACCTGGCAGAGCGCCAAGGGCTGTTGATCGAGCGTGAGCAAATCAAGCGAGACCTGCACACCATCGCCCGCGAATTGCGAGACCGCCACACAACAACGGCTCGCCGAATTGCCGCCGAACTGGCAAACACATCAAACGCCGAAGCCTGCGAAACCGTGCTGCTCCGAGAGTTTGAACAAATGCTGAAGCACACCGTTTCAAGCGTTGCAAAACTGAATCTCGGTATCGACATCGCAACAAGCCTTGACCTGGCCTAAGCACGCCCATGACCTTGTTAGAACAAAAAAACCTGGAAGAAAAACACGCTGCGCTGATTGCGTTTCTGCGCGGCCTGCAACCCGATCCAGCTTTGAGCGTTCAGGAATGGTCAGACAAATACATGGTCATCCCGGCCAGCACCGGCAGCAACGAGTCAGGCCCCTACCGCACCAGCCGCACCCCCCACGCCCGCGAAGTCATGCGCTGCCTCAGCGATGACCACCCCTGCAAGCGCGTCGTGGTCATGGGCGCATCCCAGATGCTCAAAACCCAGGTGGGCCTCAACTGGCTCATGTCCACCATCCACCAGAGCCCCAGCAACTTTTTGTGGCTGGTGCCCACCGGCAAGCTGCACAAACGCGCCGCCAGCCGCATCGACAAAACCATTGCCGCCATCCCACAGATCCGCGACCGCGTGGCCAAGCCCCACAGCCGCGACAGCAACAACAACAACGACATCAAGGAATACGTGGGCGGTGCCCTCTACCTCGCCACCGCCGGGGCCGCTGCCAACCTTTCCGAGCTGTCCGTGCGCCGCGTGTTGTTCGACGAAATCGACCGCGCCAAAGACAACGTCGGCGGCGAAGGCGACCCCAGCAAACTCGCCGAAACCCGCCAGACCACCTTCGAGCGCAACCGCAAAACCTACTACCCCAGCAGCCCCACCACCGAAGGCGAAAGCCCCATCGCCACCCTGTACGCACGCGGCACCCGCCGCGAAGCCCTGGCCGAATGCATCCACTGCGGCCACGCCCAGCCCCTCAACTTCTTCCACCTCCTCCGCAGCGACGATGGCAAACGCGCCCTCTACCCCTGCCAGGAATGCGGAGGCCTGCACGAAGAAGGCGACAAAACCCGCATGTTTTCCCGTGGCCTTTGGTCGGAAGAGCAACCCAACGACGGCGAAACCGAATCCTTCCTCATCAGCGCCATGTTCCTCCCCTACGGCTGGCTGCCCTGGATCGCCCTCATGCGCCAGTACGACGATGCCAAGGCCAAGGTGGAAGAGGGCGACGAAGAAGAGATGAAGGTGTTCTACAACACCCGCCTGGCCAAGCTGTGGGCACGCGCCAAAGAAGCCACCCGGTACGACCAGCTCATGGCCCGCGCCGAACCCTACCGCCTGGGAACCGTTCCAATGGGTGGCCTGGTGCTCACCGCCGCCGTCGATACCCAGGCCTACCGCCTGGAAATGAAAGTCGTGGCCTGGGGCGAAGGCATGGAATGCTGGGTGGTCGATTACCACGTCATCCACAGCCCCCCCGAGCTGGAAAAAACATGGCGCGACCTGGACGAACTGCTCAAAGGCCGCTACCGCCACGCCAGCGGGGCCACCATGACCATCAGCGCCGCCATGATCGACTCAGGCGGCACCGCCACCCACGACGTGTACCAATTCACCGGCCCCCGCAAACACCGCAACATCTACGCCATCAAAGGCAGCAGCCGCCCCAACCGCCCCATCATCAGCGGCACCGCCAGCCTGGTGGACATTAACTGGCGGGGCCGCACCGTCAAACACGGCGCACAGCTGTGGAGCATGGGCACCGACACCGGCAAAGACTACTGGCACGCCCGCTGGGGCCTCGCCAGCGGCCCCGGAGCCGTCCACTTCAGCCAAGACCTGCCGGAGGCCTACTACAAAGGCCTCACCTCCGAATACCGGGCCAGCGGCTTCAAGCGCGGGCGCAAAGTCACCTGGTGGGAACAGAAAAAAGGCGAAGCCAACGAGCCCCTCGACCTGATGAACTACAACCTGGCCGCTGCCCACTACCTCGGCCTGCACAAAAAAAACGAACACGCCTGGAGCCTGCTGCGTGCCCGCCTGGTGCCCGACACCCCCGACCTCTTCAGCCACCAGCCCGCCGCCACCGACACCACACCCAGCCAGCCCGACACCCAGCCCGCCAGCAGGCTGCTCAAACCCCTGCTCACCGCAGTCGTGCAACAGCATGCGGCACAGGTGCAAACATCTGCACCCCCCGCACCAGAGCCAGCAGAACAGCAGCAACCACACGCCGCCACGCCAGCCCCACCCCAGCCCCAGCCCACACCGCCATCCACCAGCTGCGAGGCAGTCGATCAAGCCCTGGCCGCCGCCCGCTTTTCCGCCCTGCTCAATGCCAGAAGGAACAACCGGCATGCACGATGGTGACAGCCTCCACATCATCTTGCAGGCCATCCGTCAAGACTTGCCCGGTGTGCCCGCTGAGACATGGACGCGCCTGG